CGTCAGTACGATATCTGACCGCCCCGTAGGCGTTAAAAACGAATCTCGCCTGCAGAGGCGTAAAACAAGCCGAGGTCGCACCTCGTAAATAAAGCGCTAGTTCGTCGCCTCACGATACGAGGATACGGATTAGCCGCTCCTTTAAGTCGGCTAATAGTTGCAGCTTTGCTGCAGGTTGTTATTTGTCTATTTAATGGAGGCCCATCATGGCTTTAACTAATTTTGGTATGCTCACTGGCGACCAGTTACAAACGTGGTCCCGTGATTTCTGGCGTGTTGCCCGCAACATGTCTTTCGTCAACCAGTTCGCAGGAACTGGCCAAAACGCTCTCGTTCAGCGCGTAACTGAACTCACTAAGTCAGAGAAAGGAACCAAGGCGAACATCACCTTGCTTGCTGACATGACTGGTGACGGTATCACTGGTGACAACACTCTGGAAGGCAACGAAGAAGCACTCCGCGCCTACGATATCACTATCGAGTTGGACCAGCTCCGATTCGCTAACCGTATCGCTGGCCGAATGGCTGACCAGAAGACAGTAGTTAACTTCCGTGAGCAGTCTCGTGACGCACTTGCTTATGCAATGGCTGATCGTATGGACCAGCTCTCGTTCTTGACTTTGTCTGGTGTTGCATACACTCACAAGACTAACGGCGGTCTCCGTCCAACGTCTGCTTCAGCTGGCCACGAGTTGGTTGACCTTGAGTTCGCGTCTGACGTATCTGCTCCTACTGGCGATCGTCACCGTCGTATCTCTGGCAACGACATCGTTGCAGGCGACACTACTGCCGTTACTGCTACTGACAAGCTTGGCTATCGCCACATTGTCGAGCTGAAGGCATACGCTAAGGACAACTACATTCGTGGTATCCGAGGCGCAGGTAACGACGAGATCTTCCACATGTTCGTTACTCCACAGCAGATGGCCAACCTGAAGCTCGATTCGGACTTCTTGGCTAACGTACGTAACGCTGGCGTTCGTGGCGCGTCTAACTCTCTGTTTGCGGGTTCTGCAAGCTTGATGGTTGACGGTGTCATGATCCACGAGTTCCGTCACGTATTCAGCACTGAAGGCGCTACTACTGGTACTTCTTCAAATGCTGGCGCGGCTGGTTACAAGTGGGGAGCAGACGCAGACGTAAGCGGAGCACGTGCCCTGTTCTGTGGTGCTCAGGCGCTCGCAATGGCCGATATCGGTCTTCCCGATATCGTTGAAGATACTTTCGATTACGAGAACCAAGCTGGTATCTCAATCGGCAAGATCTTCGGCCTTCGCAAGCCTAAGTACAACAGTGACATCAGCGGATCAGTCCAAGACTTCGGCGTGATCTGTCTCGACACTGCGCAGTAAGACCTGCAAGCCCCTCTTCGGAGGGGCTTCATTCTTTTAAGGAGAAAAGATGAAGGTAGTTAGTGAACAGGAACTCCGTATCGCGACACTGTCAGGCGCTGTTGTTTTGCTACAGCCCGGCGTAGAGCGCGAGGTAGCGGATGAGATCGGTTTCTTAGCTCTCCAGATGGGCGCAAAGCAAGTAGACGGGAAGAAAGAAGCAGTTGTCGTAGACGAAGCTCCAGAGCCCGTAGCCGACTCAGATGAAGTCGTCGCCGTAATGCTTGATCTAATCAAGGACGGTGACCCCCAGAATTTCAAAGCCGATGGTACGCCCAAGGCAGCTGTCGTTAACAAGGCCGTAGGTCGCACCGTTCAAACAGACGAGCGTCTTGCTGCTTGGGAAACGGCCCTAAACTCGTAAGAGGTACGTATGGCAGTCACAGTACAAAGTGTTATCGACCGCGTTCAAACAACGCTGCAAGACACCACAGGTGTTCGCTGGCCCGTAGTCAGTGAGCTTGTACTGTGGGTGAACGACGCCCAGCGAGAGATCGCACTTATCAAGCCTGACGCAAGTGCAAAGAACGAGACTGTAACGCTCGTTACTGGCACAAAGCAGTCGATACCTAGTAGCGGCAACCGCCTTTTGCGTGCCGTTCGTAACATGTCAGCCGCAAGTAACGGCACAGGGAAGCGTTCGGTACGGCTCGTGTCCCGCGAAGTACTTGATGCACAGACGCCAGATTGGCACGACCCAACTGTGACAGGCGACGCTGCTCACACGAACATCGTGAAGCACTACATCTACGACGAGCAGAACCCACGTAACTTCTACGTGTATCCCGGCGTCAGCGGCAGTGCTTATCTTGAGATCATCTACTCTGCTAACCCAACAGCGGTTACGCAGTCAGACAATCTCGACATTCCAGACATCTACGCAAACGCGGTTATGAACTACGTGCTCTACATGGCTTACATGAAGGATGCGGAGTACGCAGGTAACTCGCAGCGTGCGGCTAATCACTATCAGCTGTTTACAGCGTCAGTCACTGGCAAAGGTCAGGTTGATGCTATGACAACGCCTAACCTAGAGGCAGCACAGCCCACTCCAATGACACCTATGGGGTAAAGCATGGCTATAGCATATGAGTCCTTGCTACCAGAGATCCTCCCGATGGTTCCGGGGTGTCCTGATACCCTGATCGAAAACAACATTCGATCGGCGGTAATCGAGTTGTGCGAAAAGACAGGCGTTTACCAAGCAGAACTAGACCCAGTGACAACAGTCAATGGCATCTTTGAGTACGACCTTGAAGCGCCTAACCAGACCGCTGTCCACAAGATTATGTGGGTCGTGCATGAAGGCAAAGACTTAGAGCCCATTAGCACCAACCTGCTAGAGCAGCGTAAGCCCAAGTGGCGCGACCGAGATTACTTTGCGACGCCTGAGTACTACGTCAAGCAGTCGCAGTCGATCTTCTGGTTGGTACCCGTGCCCAATGAGACAAAAGCGTCATCCACAGTACTACGCGTACAGCTTAAGCCTACGCATCAGTCTACTGCTTGCGAAGACGACATCATGAACGACTACAGAGACGCAATTGTCGCCGGGGCATTGTTCCGGTTGCTGCGTCTCCCCAGCAAAGACTGGACAGATTTCGCAGGAGCGCAAGTTTACGGGTCATTGTTTAACGAACACCTTGTCAACGCAGAGCGTCGCGCACGCCATGCCGATGAAGGTGTAGCTAGGAAGGTGAAGTACGGCGGCCTATATCAACCGCTGCTTAGGAAGAGAAACAAATATGGAAGAGAAACGCGCTGATCCTGTGTTCGCGGACATACGCCGCGAATGGCATTGGGTCAAGCCGGGGATAGAAGGAATCCTCGCAGAGGACAAGTTCTTATCCTTCAGGCCAGAGGATGTGTACGCCGCATGTGCTAACGAGCAGGCGCACCTTTGGATCACGGACGAGGGGTTTGTAGTCACCACAGGTGAGACAGACCCATACAGCGGGGAGCGGTCGCTACTAGTCTGGCTCGCTGCAGCAGTTTACCGAGGCCAAGGATTGGTCAGTGTGCATGAAGAGTTTTTCATGCGAGTAGCCAAGGAGGCTGGCTATAGCAAGTTAAGTGTTAGGTCGAGAGTTCCGAAGATGCAGAACTACCTAACAGAACTAGGGTGGGATATCGAAACGGTTGTTTATTCGAAGGACTTAGACAATGGGTAGCAAGCCGAAAAAACAAGACTATGAGGCTACACAGGCTGAAAAGACGTCCGCGTCTGTCGCGATGGCTGAGTACCAACGCTTTAAGCAACTCTATGACCCGTTGCTACAGAACATGCGTGACGAGTCTTTAACGGATCGAAATAAAACTACTCTCAGAGGGCGTGCTAGTGCTGACACTATGCAAGCGCTCACGTCAGCCCCCTCTTACCGACAAACTCTTAACCCTGATACTGCAGGCGACTTGGCGGGGAGTCTTCAAGGTCAGCTTAACGTGGCCAATAAGTCCGCTACAGATATTCAGAATACAGCGCAGACAAATGTGCTGGGGATAGCACGAGGACAGGCGGCAGACGCGCAAACAGGCATGGGAAATGCGTCTCGGCTAGCTACCTCGGCGGCACTTGAGAGAGCTAAGGGTAGACAGCTGGTAGCTGATTCTAAATACAAGGCGGCAGGTCAAGTTGCGGGCGCGGCTATATCAGGGCTTAACGAGGTAGGCGCATTCGGAGACGGTAAGACGAGCGAATTTATTAGTCTGTTCCAAGAGGCCGCAGGGTACCAGCAGCCCCCACGCGGAAGGTAGCGTAGATATGGTTATGTCACCCAACATGAGTATGGCTCTCCCGCCTGTTAGAGACCTAGGCGTTGTTGGACCTGCAGCATCCGGCAGCACCGCTGTAAAGTCAGCTTCACCTGAAAAAAACGCTCCCCGTGGGCTTGCTAGCGCTGTCTATCGAGGCCGAGGGTCGGGTATTTACCAGAACTATGGATCAACTGCTGGACTCCCAACAGTTACCGACCCTGATAAAGCGTACGCAGACATAACACGCCAAGAATACCTTGATTACGTTACTCAATACGGAGGCTTCGAAGAGGGGTTGATAGAGCGTGCACAAAACGACACCAGCCTTATCGATCAGGCTCGCGAAGATGTCGCGGTAGCGCAGGACATAGCAGCGGGCGTAGCAGATCGAAATGTTCGGCGGTACGGTACATCCCTTACTCCTGCTCAAATCAGGGAGCAAGAGCGAAGGTTACAGCGTGCTAACACGTTAGGCGGCATACAGTCTGTAAACGACGCACGAATCATGCAGCAAGAAGCTAACACTCGCTTGCTCGCTGACTTGATCAACATTGGTCAGGGCGTAAACCGCACATCACAGCAGCAGCTAGGCTCAGCAGCGGCTGATGCAACTAACAGAAAGAGCGCATACGAGATGGCTAAAGCCCAGTCTAAAGCTAATACGTACGCGACTATGGGTTCGCTAGGCGCGTCTGCGATTTTAGCCGCAGCGGTACTTTTCTAGGGGTTTAGTATGAGTAGTCTTCTTCAGGGTATTGCAACAGGGGTAAGTGGCGGAAATCGTTTCTACACTGCGCTCGACAACCGTAAGTTGGCTAGAGATCAGTTTGAAGAGGGTAAACGCCAGTTTGAAATAACTTCTGCGCAGGCAGATGAGCGCAATAGATTAAGTGCAGATCGTAATGAGATTGACCGAAATACCCTCGCGTTTAATCAAGAAAAGTTTGAGTTCGAGAAGGAACAGTGGGCCGATGGGGCAGAGGCTCGTGCGCTTGCAAACACTAGTGTAGACCTAGCTAATGAGGCTGCTTTAACTACGCTTCGGAGCGCAAAAGCTAATCAGTTGCTTCCAGTATTCCGGGAATATGAGACAGATGATGGGTCGCTAGATCTCGACTCCATGCTAGAAAAAGACCCATATGTACTAGCTTCCGCGTTGCTTGTTGACGAGAGTTTGATGATCGGAAGAGATGCGAATGGCAAGGTTGTTAGGTCGAGAGAACCAAGAGCTGTTCGTCTGCCTAATGGCAACATTGGTGTTGAGGTCAAAAACGAGGAAGGCCAATATGTGCCAATCGCTCGTGATCGCTCGGGTAACCCTGACGCCCCGATCTTCCAGTTAGACCCAGATGAGTTTCCTAGACGCGTACGGACGATACTAAACACTTACACTACCTACGGGGCTGAGAACCAAAGAACTCGCGAGCTTATGAGCGTTTTTAACCAAGCGCCCGATCTTGACTCGTCCTTACGTAAATCAATTGTTTCAGTAACAAACGCTTCAGGGCTTGCTGAAAGAGACCCAGAGGCTAACTCGATATTAAAAAATATTGTCTTTGATCCTGACGCGTCCACTGAAGACCTAATTGCAATAGCAGAAGACAACGGCATTGACGTTCAGGCTCTACGTGAAGGATTAGCTACAGATACGGCTCCTGACCAAGAAACTGTAGATTCACCACAGCCGACCACTACTTCTTCCTTTGATCTATCGTCAGTGGACAGGAATACCCCTACAGGTCGCTTGATTTTTGCAGCAGAAGGTCAGGGCGCACAGCGAGGCCGTATGGGTTTAAGTCCAGAGAACGCTCGTGCGCGATTAGAACGACGTGCGGCAAAGCTTCAGTCAGAGATTGAGACTAGCGAGGCAAACAGAAGTCGCTTATCCCCCGCAGCTAGAAAAAACATAGAAGAAGGCGGCAGAGATGCGCTGCCAGAAAAGCGTAACGACTTACAACAAATTAGAGCTTACTTAGGTAAAGACAACAGCGCGTCTCCGTACGTCGCAGATTTGGATAGTCTACCTCCTAAGGAGTCTCCCGAGTTTAGAACTTCTCTTATTTCGGCTTTGGAAAATGCTCAGCCTCCAACCGAAGAAGAGCAGCAGCAAGTTGTCCAGACCCTACAGCAGTATCAAGTACAAGACCCAAGACAAATGTGGAAGTTACCCACTAAGGAAGCGTACCAAGCGATTGCTGTCCTTGCTGGTCGAGAACCAGATGCTACAAAACGCGGGGCGATTATTGACCAGCTAACAAACGTCGTTACAACAGGTGTGAGCAATCTGAGTGTTAAGGACCGCGATACCCTTGATCTAAGAGCGGGCGAGTATACAAACAGCGTACTGAATAGACTGCAAGAAGGCGACAAGATCAACTACAACCGACTACGCGATCTTGAGGGCGAGATAGACACAGCGTCAGCAAAAGTTACCGAGGTTATAAAAGGGCTAGTGGACCCATCTGGGAGGTACATGGCTCCTACAGCAGAAGCTACGGCTGGGTTGCAGGAGATATTTAGAAACTACGAAGACCTACCACCGGGGCCAAAAAAGGCAGCAACTCAGCTAACAGCATACGATGCTCTGTTTGAGTTCATCGCTGCTAAAGCAGCAACTGCTCGTCCCGGAGCCTTTGAGTTCTTGAACAAAATTGACGCTTGGAAGGCGACACCGGGGCAGCTTCGTATCGGCAAGAACGCGGCAGCGTCCCTTATCAGAGTTGCTGATAACGGCGCAACGATAGTTATGAAAAATCCAACCGGCGGCGATGCGACTTTCCGAATACCGGCAACGGACTTTAAAAAGTTCCTTGGGCCGGGGCTCTATGAAGAGGTCATTAAGTTCGCCAACAGCGTTACTGATGCGGCTGGACGGTAAATATGGCGACACCGTATGAAGGTCTTGCAGATAAGGTTTTTGCTGATCTGCTGAGTAACCCTTATGAGGGTTCTACGCCTACCGTAGCACCTGATATCCCTGACGCTGGTCCGGCGTTAACTATGCAAGACTCGTTTGAGCGCGGTCTCGATTCTGGTATATCAGGAATGCAGGCAGGCGTCGAAAGTTTTCGAGCCCTGTTAGGAACCTTCGCAGATGACGATGAGTACGTTGCAGAAGCAATACAAAGCGCGTCCTACTACCAAGAAGACGCCGCCAAAGCCCTAGAGGGCATGCAGCCTTTTAAAGAGTTCTACGACAACCCTACGTTTAGCAGCTTCCTTATGCAGGCAAGCTCCGCTCTTGGGCAGGCAGCTCCCAGCATAGCCACCACTATAGGCGGTGCTTTGGCAACAGGCGGCGCAAGCGTTATTGCTCAAGCCGCCGGAAAAGGCGTTATGGCAGGCGTTAATAAGTACGCGGCCCGTAGAGTTATCAGAGAATCTGTTGAAAACGTCGCAAACGACGTAGCCAGCCCGGACGAAAAGGCGCTTGTTGACGCTTTGTATACAACCTTCAAGCGCGGTGCTTTAGTAGGAGCTACCGGAGCTTCTTTTGTGCCCCAAGCGGGGCAAAACTTTATCGAAGGCTTAGAATCCGGTCGTGACCCAGATACTGATCTTGCGCTTCGCTCACTGACTGTAGCGGCACCGCAGGCTGCGTTAGATGTCGGCGCACAGGCGTTAATTCTTAAGTCATTCGCAAACGTAGCGAGAGCCAAACCAGCGACTGACGGCAGTATTTTAGGGAACTTTGCGAAGACAGTTGCTAAAGGAACTGCAAAAGGCGCTGCGATTGAAGGCTTCACCGAGGCATCACAAGAAGCTATCGCCGTGGCTAACCGCATGGACATGGACTCTAGCTATACAGCACAAGAAGCCCAGATGCGCATTGCTCAAGGCGCGTTTATGGGGCTAGTGGCTGGTGGTGTCATGGGCGCAAGCAGCGGCACCTTAGGCGGCGGTATTCAAGCTGGCCGACAGGTCATGGACAAGGCCAACGAGTATTTGAAGCAAGGCCAAGAGCAGCAGGCTAACGCTGAAATGGACCGTGAGTCTTACGGCACGCAAGACGGTTATACAACCCCCGAATCAAAAGCCGACATCTCTGCTCAGATTAATGCGATGTTTGACCCCGCCTACGGTAAAACAGCTACTTGGGTCGCGGGCGAAATCGACGAAGAAACACGAGCTTACATACCTGAAGACAACAAGGTCTATCAGGTTGAGATGGACGGCAAACGCGTAGCCGCCGCTCATATACCCGGACGCGGGACTATCTATGGACGCGGAGAGACAGTTAGAGCCATCGTGGCAGAGCGTGCCAGCGACGAGTCGTTGCAGATAGCACTTGGTTACAGCGCCGTAAAACAAGGCAACGAAGACATCGTTGTTCAGGTCCAAGATGCTAACGGTAACGTCATCTGGGAAGAAGCCACTACTGCAGAAGGTAAAGCAGCTGCTTTGGTCGCGGCTGGCGGTATCGCAAAAGACGCAGGCACCATACGCA